GAGATGTACGCGCGGCGACCGCCGGCGCGTACATCTCCGTCAGGTACTGCGGGACCGTCAGCCCAGCGAACGCACCCGTACCGGCCGCACGCTCCATGTACTGGCCGCGCTCGACGCGCTCTTCCTGCATGTGCCGGACAAGACGCTGTTCAGCTTCGAGGTCGCGGTACAGATGCTGGGCGATGACGTCCCGGAGGAACGGGGCACCGCCACGGGTGTTGCCCCTGTGGTAGGTGCGCTCCTCGGCGCCGACCCGCGCGACCCGGTCGTAGGCGGGCCGCGCCGCGGTCGTCGACGGGTCAACGCCCGCGACCTTTTCCTCCATCGCCCTGGTGTTGGAGTCCTCCAACGCCTTCGCGGTCTTCAGCTGCGCGATGTTCGCGCGCGCCGACTTCGTCTCGGCGTCGGCATCGGTGTGCGTCTGCATGGACGCACGGACCTCACCCTCCTCGTGTTCGGTGAGGGCGGTCCGGGCGTCCTTCTGGGCGCGGGCATGGATGAGCTTGACGGTGGCCAACGCCGCTTCACGGCGCTTGGTGGCCTGGTCGAGTGCGACCTCAGCGGACAGGATCAGTTCGTCGAACGTGGTCATGGGTGTGCCTTCTTCGTGACGTAGGGATGGTTGGCCCTGCGCCCGACTGCCACCGTCTGACTGCGGCTCGCTGTCGTGCGACCCACGGCGGTCTGACTGCCGCACTGTGGGCTGGGTTCGGGGTGTTGGACTACGTGGCTTCGACGGTTGCGATCCACGCGTCGAGCGCGGACAGCCACCGTCCGGTCTGCCGAGCCCCAACCGGTGCGCCGTCTGACTGCGGCGTCACCGGTTCAGGTTCGCAGAGGTCTGGACGTTCCTGCAGTCGCGTCATCGCCGCGCGAGCGAGGCCGACGGGAAGCCGGCCGAGCTCGTCGAGGATCTCCCGCGACCTGGCAGCGATGCTCGTGTAGGGGTTCGCGCCGTAGTTCACCGCGGAAACGTCACCACGGTTGATGTCCAGGCGGGTGATCGTGAAGGTCGTGAAGTCCTCCGACCAGCGGCCCTCTTCGAGCATGAACGCGAACGACATCTCGTCGATGTCCCGGTCCTCGATCGCCAGGACCAGGTCGGTGACGTCCTGCCGTTTCGGGTTCAGCCACGCCTCGGACCTGAGGCCGGCGTCGCCCATGGCGAGTTCCAGCGTCCCGTTGGTGGTCCGCGCCATCGTGACCCCGCGATGGTTCACCAGGAACGCCACATCCGGGTCGCTCGCGAGGGTGTCATCGAACGCCCGGCGGGCCACGATCTCGTCATACGGGCCGGCGAAGTCCCACATCTCATACGGGGTGTCCGTCACGGACGCGATACCGGACAGGTGGTACAGCTGCTGACCCTTACGGGTCTCCAGCGTCGCCCGCAACTGCACGGGAAACGCCAGCGAGCGGGCCGCGCCGAGCCCACCAGGCAGGATCGCCCGCCGTTCCTGCACACCGGATGCTGCATCACGGGTCATCGTCTCGGCGCGCGCCGCCGCGGCGGCCTCACGGTCCAACTGGGGCATCGTCAGACTCCTTGGGGCGTCTTGGCCGGCACCTTCGCCGGGGCTGGCTTCGCAGGTCCATACACAGCGGTGATCTCAGCAAGGTCCTCGGCGGTCAGTGGCGGCAGGTTGTCGAGCCGACGTGCCTCGGACGGCGTCAACGTCCTGGCATCTAGGCGCATCTTGATGACCTGAGCGCGGGTGATGTCGTCCATCCGCAGCAGCGCCGACGTGTTGAACTTCACGAACCGGGGCCGCGGCAACAACTTCGACAGTGCGTTCTCCCGACGGACCACCGCAGGACCCAAATGCATGATCAGGAACTGCATGTTCCGTTGCGTCACGTTCGCGTACGTGATCGAACCTGTCGACACCGCCGCATCGATCAGATCACCGGGGCAGCCGAAGAACCGGGCGATGTCACTCACACCGTACTTCTGGGCCTCCAGCCACTCCGACCCCACCGACTCGGCCTGGATCGGCGTGTACTCCCACTCCCGGGACGTCACGAACAAGTCCCGGCCCTCGGTGGCCGCCTTGAACTTCGCCTTCACACCCTCTGCCTCGGCCTGCGAGACCTCCGACCGGGCGACGTTCCGCAGCGACGCCTTCGGGATACCACCGGTCCCGTACCAGTCCGTCGCGAACCGCTGCGCCGACTGGTACTGCCCGATCGTCCACGCCGCGTACGCCACCGGAGACAGGCCGACCGGCAGCCCAGAGACGGTGTACTGCCGTTCATGCCACACCTTGTTCGTGTCGTAGATCTTCCCGTCGATCCGGTACTGCAGCGGCTGCCCCGGCTTCTCGATCACCGAGCACGTACCGAGCGGCATCAGGTCGATGCGGTTCGGCAACCCAAGCGCGTTCCGTTCCGTGATGAGCCCGAACGCGTTCCCAGCCCGGTCCAGGTCGACCTGACTGGAGTACATCCACTCCAGGATGTCGATCCGGTCCCCACCCGGGCTGACCAGCATCGGCGGCTTCGGCATCTCGACCTGCACGCCATCGACCATCCGGAACACATCCACCGGCATCGTCGACACCAAGTCTGCGCGGAGCCGCAGACACGCCCAGACCGCTGAATGCCGCATCGCGGTGTCGTTCGTCACGACCACCGACCCGGTACCGGACGGCATCCGCCCCGGAATGAAGTCCTGCGCGCCCGCGATGCCGTACAGCCGGCGCTGCCGGCCGAACAGGCTCACCCGCGGTCACCACTATGGGCGGACAGCTGCGACGCCACCAGTACCACGCACCCGCCCGCCGCGAGGCCCGCCCAGCCGATCCACGGGAACACCGCAGCCACCGCCCCCGCAGCGAGCAACAGCACCCCAACCGTGTCTAGAACGGTCGTGATGACCTCCCGGAGAGACACTCGCTCTCCTCTCACCAGACCGTCGACTCGATCCCATGCTCACCGATCAACGTCAGACACCAAGCGGCGTCAGCGACCGCCACGATCGGATCGATTTCGACACCATCCGCGGCGGACTTCCGCCGACCGAACGCCCACTGACCCTCACCGATGTCCCGCTTCACGGCACTCTCAAGGGCAACATCGACATCCGGGGCGCTCCGGTGCCAGATCCGCGCCTGCGACAGGCCGTCCTGCAGGTTCGCGCACGCCGTACCGACCTCACGGGTCGTCATCAGGACCGGCTCGATACCCGCCCGCCGCAGCGGCTCGATGAACGTCGACGCCGGCGACATCGGGTCGATGACCACACCGTCCACGAACGTCGGCTTCAAAACTGGCCCGCGAGGCACAGACGCCACCTGATGGCGCCCGACGAGCTCCAACATCCGGTCCAGAACCCATTCCATGCCCCGCCGGCGGTCCACCAGGCCCACATGAACGCCGCCGTCGCCGCGATGCCCCGCGACCGCGATCGACGCAGCGGCCCTCGACGGTGGCACCTCGATCGCGAACACCACCGCACCCACCGGCTCCGACTCGCCGTCTAACTGGCCACGCCAGGCCGCGAGCGATATCGGCGGCGCACCCACTGCAGCCGGCTCCTCATGCCAGCCCAGCCGCTCCCGCGCATACTCCGGCGGCGGCAGCTCCCCACGCTCCTCAGCGAGGAACTCCCACCCGATCCGCACACCGGCTAGCGGGTTCGCGGCCTGGATCGCGGCCCGGTCATCGAGGACACAGCCCGCCGTCCCCGGCACATGCGAGCAGCCAGGGCCAGCGTCGCAGCCAGGATCAGCCCAGCTACCCGGCGCACACCACTCGATGTACGCGGGTGCACCCCTGCCGCCGGCACGGCCCCGCTCGACCAGGGCCCGCAGCGGCCCGGACGTCGCATGGCATGCAGAGGATCCCCAGAGGATCTGCGCGCGCCGCCGCGTCGACAGGGTCGGCACGAGCGCCCCGAGATGCTTGTTCTCGACGGCGAACCCCTCGTCGAGGACGATCACATCCCCAGTCAAGCCTTGCCCGGACTTCGCCGACCGCGCCTTGAACTTGATCCGACGGCCATCCATCAGCTCGATCTCCGCCGCGCCGTTCGTACTCGACGACCGCCGGAACCTGCGCCGCATATGCGGGTGCTCCGGCGACGTGAAGATCTGCAGGAAGTGGAGGAATGTCTCCTCCGTGGTGTCCAGCTGCTGCGCCGTCCACACGAACAGCCGCGCACTGTCGCCCGGGTCGACCATCCTCGTGAGGACGTAGTTCTCCAGGACGTACGTCTTCAGGTTCTGCCGGGAACAGATCACCGCCGACGACAGCGACGCCGGCCGCCCATCCGCCCGCACACCTGAGATCACATCCAAGGCGAGGACCTGCTCAGGCTCATGCAGCCGACCCACAGACTCAGCGACCCGGACCACCTTGCCCGTCAACGTCCGCACCCGCGGCGGCCGATGGACGTACGCCGGCTCGACGAGCACCCGCTCAGCCAGCGCCGCGGTCACGCATCGCTCGCGAAGATCAGATTCACCACGTCAGCGACCGGCGACGACCCCTCAAGCGCGTCAACCCGCGCCTTCCGGTACTCCCCAGCCAGCCGCTGCGCCGTCGCGCCCGCCGACCGATCCAACTCCCCAGCCAGCTTCAGCAGCAGAACCCCCAGCGGGGTCGCCGTCCGCGCGACCGCAGCGAGCTCAGCGAGGGTCGCAACCTCCAACGCACCCGGCCCCGACACGTCCTCGACCGCAGCCGCCGGCCGCAACTCGACGACCTGCCCAGTCAACCCCCGATGCTCCGAACACCGCACCTCACCCGGCGCAGCCACCGGCGCACGGAACTGCCGGTGACACGTCACGCACTTCCGACGAACAGGACGCTCAGCCACCGCGCACCTCCCGAGGTGACGCACCGTCACTGACCACGGTCCCAGACACGGTCAACCATGGTCACGATTAGCGGGCGTGGGGGTGAAAACCTGGACGACTCCGGGGTGGTGGCGTCGCAGGCCTAAAAAATCATGGCGTTGACCTGCGGCGATACGGGGATCACCAGGCGCGGGAGGTGTCGAGACGGCTGGTGGTGCGGGCCCGGCGCCGGCCTCGTAGGCGGTTGCCGCGGCGGGCGCCGGCTGCGCGGTTGCAGGCTGTGTGTTCGGGGCCTTGATATTGGGTGGGGTCGGTGTCGTTGTGGCCGAGGTCCCAGGGTGTGCCGGGGGTGATGGGTCGTCCGCAGCGCCAGCAGGTGGCGTGGCCTGCTGCGACGATGGGGGCCCAGTGTTGGCGGGTGGTGCGGTGGTGGTGGCCGTAGTCGGGGGGCATGGTGTCTCCCGATCGGGTGGGGTATGACCCGGTTGTGGTGTGGTCACACTGGTGGGTTGTGGCACACGTTAGCGTTGCAAGTGGCTGACCTGCAAGGACATGGTCAGGTGCCCTTGATCCCATAGGCCTCGCGGTGGCGTAGCTGGCGGATGTCCCCGAGTCTCCAGAGTGGTTCGCCGTCGGCTGTGTCTGCAGCTGGTGCGACTTGCCCGCGGCGGCGCCAGGATCGAAGGGTGGCGCCTGGGACGTTGAGTGCTCGGGTCACGACGAACGTGGTGACGAGCCTCTCGTCTGAGCCGGCGAGCATCTGGTCTCGTCGTGCCGTGACGTCGTGTTGGTGGCCGCAGCCTCGGCAACGCAGGACGGTGTCGCCGGGGTGGGCTCGGAGTTCGTGGCCGCAGAGGACGATGCCGCCGAGCTGGGGGTCGGTGATCTGACGGTCGCAGGTGCCGAGGGTGATCGACTCTGGGGGTAGGTCGATGAGGGCGGCGCCGTGCTTGACGGCGCGGGTGATGGCGCGGTGGGCGTCGGGGGCCCACGCCTGGTGCCGGAGGAGCGGGGCGTGGGTGAGGAGCCACGCGGCGGCCGACGGGGCTGTGGCGGGCTGGTGGGGCCGGTCGGGCCAGTTGCGGCCTGCTGACGCGGTGGCGGGGCGCACGTGGACGGCGAGGGCGCGTGCAGCGTCGACGACAGCCTTCCGGATCGCTGCGGCTGCGTCAGAGGCGCCGACGTCGTAGGGGAGCGTGGTGGTGGCGGCGGTCCCGGGGTAGCGGTGGTCGAGGGTCCGGCCTTCGTCGCCGCTGGTGTAGCCGGGTCGGTCGATGGACGTTCGGCGGGCGGTGGCGTCGACCAGCATCGTCAGGAGGTCGGGGACGCCGCGGAGGGTGGCGCGGAGGGCGTGGGTGCAGGGCCAGCAGATGGGGGCGGGGTCGGTGGTCTGGTCGTGGCGGCAGACCTGGCAGGGGACGGGGCCGGTCGTCGTCATCGGCGCCAGCTGCGCGCCGTCGTCGTGGCGGTGGTCATCGGTAGTACTCGCCGGTGAGATCGGCGTTTGCGACCTGGCCGAGCGTCTCGTAGTCATCGGCGAGGTGTTCGAGGGTGTCCGGGCTGTGTGCTGCGGTGAGGCAGTCGACGGTGCAGGGGTCGCTGTCGCAGTGCGGGCACAGGCCGTCGATGACGTCGCCGGACGGCGCGTGGCAGGGACATTCGCAGGGGCCTCCGATGCAGGACGTGTGCTTGCCGTCGCGGCAGTCCGGGTCGAGCTCGGGTGCCGCGTTGACGGCGGCCCAGAGGCGTGCGGTGGCGGCGGGGTGGAGGTCGGCGGGCGGGTCGGTCGGGGTCGTCATGCGGTTTCCTCGGTGGTCGCTCGGA